AAGTCAAATGATGTCAAGAATTTAGGACTTTCCAAGTACCAAATAAATTGGCATTTAGAACATTATCAAAACAAAGGCACTTCATTTATCTTGCGAGAAGACCTCTCGCAGAGACCACCTCAAAATTTACAAATTTTCGTGATCCGTGAACCGAGAACCATTATTCGTGCCTACTCATCACTCAATTTAAAAGACGCAATCAAAAAAATTCAAGACGCTTGAACCACGTCTCACGATTTCTTTACGCACAACTTCGTTGTGCGTAAAGTTTGAGATTGCATGTGGAATTTTTACATTAACCATTGACCTTTATACGTGCGTAAAGTTTGAGATTGCATGTGGGCTTTTTTGTTTTTTATATATACCTTTACACGTGCGTAAAGTTTGAGATTGCATGTGAGGATTTTTCGTTTTCTTATTTACCTTTATATATAAATAAAAAATATTTTTTAATTGGTCCCGTGAGTCGTGCAGCTCGATGGCAGCTTAAAGCTTCAGGGCCTCCAGGCCTCCAGGTCGAGTCGTATTTATTGCAGCTAAAATAAAAAGTTGACAGCTCAGTCCCTCCCATGGTACTAAGATGCAAATCAACTAACAAAAGGAAAAAAATGATAAACTTTAAAGATCTAAAAAAGGGCCAGGAAATAAAAAGCGATCAGCTGGGGCCTGGTGTACTAATCAGCGGAAAGCTTCTAGAGTCACCGCTTCAGGGTCGTGGAATTCGTAAAACAATTCTAATCGATGCTAAAGGTAGCGAGGTAGGCTTATTCGATGAGGCTGGCAGCGTATACAGTCATAATATAAAATTAGTTAAAATCGATGGCAGCTGGAAGGCGGTGACTCATGGCGCTGCTTAATTATTACAGTCAAACTAAAATGGCTAAGGGTGAAGCTCATGGATATAAAACGGCAATCTTACATTTTGCGCCATATGATATGAGTGGCAGGAACGTTTGCCCAAAAGCTACAAAAGGTCCAGGAGGATGCATTGCGCCCTGCTTAAATACATCAGGCCGGGGGCAAATGAATTCAGTGCAGCAGGCTCGAATAAATAAAACCAATTATTTTTGGAATAACAAAAATGGATTTTTGTGGGAGCTTTCAAAAGAAATACAGACACTGAAGCTAAGAGCTGCTCGAGCTGGTTTTAAATTTGCCGTTAGATTAAACGGCACCAGTGACTTGCCCTGGTTTAAATATAAAGTTGATGGAGGTGGCAGCTTAATGGATCTCCATCCTGATGTACAATTTTATGATTATACAAAAGTTTTAAATTATCTTGATCATGGTAAAAAAAATTATCATGTTACCTTCAGTGACTCAGGGACCAATTACCAGGACCAAGTCAAGGCCATGACTCAGTACTATGCTAACGTTGCAGTGGTGTTTAAGGATAAGCTGCCGTCTACCTGGATGAGTCGTAAAGTTATAGACGGTGATGCTCATGACTTACGTTTTAAGGATCCGTGTGGCGTGGTTGTGGGTTTGGTAGCTAAAGGCCTAGGCAAAAAAGTCGAGGTGAATTCCTTCATTAAGGTTGCATCATAATGGACTCATTTTTGGCGTTACTTGTTCGGATCCTGGTATTCTATCCAATACCGTTATTGGTATTACTTGCAATTATAGTACTACTTTAGAATCATTATAAACTACAGCCCCACAACCTGGGGCTGTAAAAAAATAAATTATTTTCTTGTAATATCTTTTTTCATCCCTTATTAATGGGACATATAACATAAGTTATATAAAACTAACAAAAGGTAAAAAAATGAGTAAACTTAATAAACAAAGTAAACTAAATATTTTAGGCCTAAGTTTAGAGCAACGGGCTTTAAGATATATAAATATAACTAATAGGATTAAGACCGAGAATGAAATTAGATCTTTATTAAAAGATGATCTAATTCCATTGATTAAAAAAAATCCTAATCAATTAAAAAACTTTAAGGGCGTTCCAAAACCTTCAGTTTTTGATAAACATCTAAAAATTGATTTTTATCTAGAGGTATTAGAAAAAGATGTAAATCGTTTTGATGTGACGGCTTTCAAAAAAGACAATCCAAAGCTTTATACAAAGTATTTGAAAGCATCTAAATCAACCGAGTTAAAAGGCAAAATATTATCATAATGGAAATAGCATTATATATTATTTTAATAATTGTAAGTTTTACAATTGCATTTTTTGGCGTGATTGTACTATTTACGATTGATCCGTGGACGGGGTTTATCTTGTCCACGGGTGGCATTCTTTTATCAATTCGAACTATTGGGAGGGTTTAATAATGGATGAGTCTAAAAAGTTTATACCATCTGATAAAGTTAAAAAAATACAAGTCGGATCTACTAAAACATTTAAGGGCTATACTATATATGTTTTCTTATGTATTAGACTTGATATTAGACGGCTTAATTATGGAGGTCACTTTCAATATGAATTAGAAAAAGGTGATCAAGTAATTTCAAAACCCTTGAGCCATGGATTAAATTTATCGGATCTAGATAATTTAATTTATGATCATATAGATCAATTAATTAAAAAAGAAATAAAAAGCTAATCACTAATAACACACGGCCACACGGTGGCCGTGTGGCTCCCCCCCCTTCATAGAGGTACCAAACCAAAACCAAAAATAGAAATTTTTTTATTTCTATTTTTTAAGGATTTTTATACTATAGTTTACTAACTTTACCTTTACTTGATATGACAGATAGAAGTAGTATGGCCTTGTAGAATTAGGGGGTAGATTTTAAGGGGACCCAAGGGTATAGTAAATTAAGATGACAGATACAGAATTATTGACCACCGATCAATTACGAGAGAGGCTCGAAAAAGTATGGTTGAAACATATAAAATTATGCCAAGACAACTTCTTGTATTTTGTAAAGAATGTTTGGCCAGATTTCATTTGCAGAACTGATAAGGATCCAGATAAGTGGGGACACCACCAACACATAGCACACGAGTTTACAAAGATATCAAAAAATAAAAAAGGAAGGCTCATAGTAAATATGCCTCCTAGACACACTAAGTCAGAATTTGCATCCATATACTTTCCTGCTTGGATGATTGGAAAGAATCCTAAAATGAAAATTATGCAGGTATCACACAACGCAGAACTTTCAGGAAGGTTCGGTGCGAAGGTAAGAAACTTAATTGACAGTCCAGAGTATAGACAGATCTTTGGGGATGTTAGACTAAGAGAAGATAGTAAGGCAAAAGGACGTTGGGAGACCAATCAAGGTGGGGAATACTTTGCAGCGGGTGTTGGCGGTTCTATCACAGGACGAGGGGCGGACTTACTTATTATCGATGATCCACACACGGAGCAAGACTCACTATCCGATAGTGCAATGGAAAGAACTTTTGATTGGTACTTGTCAGGACCAAGACAACGTTTACAACCAGGAGGCTCAATCGTACTTGTAATGACAAGGTGGGCTCAAGATGATTTGACCGGTCGATTAATAAAATCAGAAAATGAACCTAAAGCAGACAAGTGGGAGAAAATTTCTTTTCCAGCTTTGCTTGGTGAAGATGATAATGTTCAACCCGTGTGGCCAGAGTATTGGTCTTTAGATGAATTAGAAAAAGTTAAAGCGTCAATATCAATTAGAAATTGGTCAGCTCAATACATGCAAAACCCCACGTCAGAGGAAGGAGCGATTCTTAAAAGAGAATGGTGGCAGCCTTGGGTCGGGGATCTTCCTACGTTAAAACATGTTATTCAATCTTATGATACTGCATTTAGTAAAAAAGAAACTGCCGACTATAGTGCAATTACTACATGGGGAATATTCACGCCTCACGAATCCATGCCTGATGCTATTATGTTAATTGATGCTATTAAAGGTAAATATGATTTTCCAGAATTAAAAATGGTTGCACTCGATCAATACAAGTATTGGCAACCAGAGACAATTATAGTAGAAGCTAAAGCTAGTGGGCAAAGTTTATTACAAGAATTAAGAAGAATGGGTATACCGGTTATGGATTACACACCAGGACGAGGTCAGGATAAACACTCACGGGTCAACGCCTGTGCTCCGATATTTGAATCTAAACAAGTATATTTCCCAAGAGACGAACATTGGGCTCAAGAAGTAATTGAGGAATGTGCTGCGTTTCCTCATGGAGAACATGACGATTATGTAGACAGCACAACACAAGCTATGTTAAGATATCGACAAGGTTCTTTTGTAACTACTTATGCTGACGAGGATGAGGTTCAAAGTTATAAAGAACGAAAATACGTATATTATTA